TCACTTCGTCGGGGTTACGCGGTCGCCCTTGCGCTTTCGCGTGTAGGTCTCGGTCATCACCACAGACGAGTGGCCCAACTGTCGCTGCGCCTGGCGAATGTCCGCCGCCGCATCTGCCTTGTCCGTGCCGGCCTTGGCCCGAAGATCCCGGAACTGGAATGCTGCCTTGGCAACGCCTGCACGTGCGCGCGCTGCATCGAATCGGCTTCGAAGCTGGCCCTTGCTCAGCGGCTGCCCGTACTCATCCAGCAGAAGCGCCGTGTGCACAATCACTGCACCTTTTTGCTTTCCGCGCCGCTTGAACGTCCTGGCGCCGAAGCGCACCAGCAGTTCGGCCAGCTCCCCCTCAATGGCAATGCGCAGCTTGTGCTTCGTCTTGCTCTGGCTGATATGCAGGAAGCCATCGCGCACGTCCCGCCTGTCCATGCTGAGGGCGTCCGAAGGGCGTTGACCTGTTAGATAGGCCAGATCCAGCGCGTCACGCAGCGGCTGATCCGCCGCATCCCACACTGCCCGGTATACGTCGTCCTCGACGTACACATCGCGGCCTGCTTCGCCGTAACCACGCACGCCCTTGCAAGGGTTCTCCGCGTCGGTGAAGCCCCATTCCCTACACTTGTTCCACAGATGGCTCAGCAGCGCCTTTTCGCGATTGGCGCTGACCATTGCGACAGCCCCGTTTTTGGTTCGCCAATCAAGGTACTGCCGAACATGTAGTGGCCGAATCTTGGCCAGCGGCGCCGGCGGATTGCAGAAGAATTCCTCGAGCTTTGCCAGTTCTGCCAGATTGACCTTGGCCGTTGATGCGCGCTTCTTGGGGATCACCAACTGCTTGTATCGTGCGGCGGCGTCCCTGAAGGTGACAATTTCCGGTACAGCTGCTTCGGTGGCCATCAGCTCCGCCCACTTGCGCACCGCCTCCGGGTAGCTCTTGCCCAGGGGCGTTTCGCGGCGCGGTCTTCCGCCGTGGTCGAAGAAGTAATACGTGGTCTTGCCCCGAACACGCTTCCGCATGTGTGGGATGGCACCAGGATCCTTAGAGCGTCGTCCCATTACGCTGCGGGCCTCATAGCGTTGCTTGACCAGCCACCGTCAACGTCGGGCGCCTTCTTCGCAGACCCATCGACGGCCGACCACATCACCACGGGCCAACCGGCGGCATTGATGGTATGGGGGATTCCGTTCCGGGCCAGGTTCTGGATCTGCCGACGCTTGGTGTGTGCGCCTGTCAGTTCCGCCACATCGCCGTGCGCGCCAGGACGCATGATCTTGTCAGCCGCTGACACGGCGCACCTCCCGCGGCGAACCCAGGAGTGGGAGCTGCAGCACATTCTCTGGCAGCGCCGGTTCCGCCTTGCGCGCGCTGCGCGCTGGGCGGTTCAGGCGGACCCATGCCGCAATGGCCTTGTCGGGATCGGCGTGCTTGCTGGTCGACCTGCAGGCGCACTCGACCAGGTGGCCGCCGCCGGCAGACGCGCAGCGCTTGTCGTGGATGTGGCGCGCGCGGTGTCCGGCGGCGCAGTTCGGCAACCCTTCCGGGTGGCTGATATGTTCCTGGGTCATGGCTTGTTGCACTCCTCGATATGGGCTTCGAGCTGTTCAATCAGGAAGGCGGCTTCGGTGGCCCTGCGGCGGCGTTCGTGCGCGCTGACCGGAGCCGGGCCGGCGTCCCGGATCCACTTCAGTGGTTCGAGGAACCAGCTCGGTTCGACGGGCAGGCGCTTGCGCGGGTCGACTTTCTGGATCAGCGGCTCACAATCCGGTCCGGCCCAATCCTCGCTGTCGCCGCAGCGGACGCACACGCGCCCACTGAACTCGTGCAGCTTCTCCGGCTGGATCACACGTGGGGTATCGAACAGGGCGCGGATAACGAGCCCACGCTGTTGGGCGGCGTACACGTGCCCCGCGTCGGCCTGGACCCAACAGCCTGGCGCGAAGTCGTCCTTGCGCCGGTACTCCCAGCGCACAGGTTGCGCGGTGTAGAGCGTGGTCATCAGCGTATCGGCCCAGGCGCGCACCTGGTCGGCGGAAACGGGACCGCTGGCGGGGTCGATGCGCCGCATGGCAGAGACAACCGCGGCGACAGGCGACGACGCCTTGGTGGCCTCGACAGCCGTGGCCGGGGAAATGGGCAGTGGTGCGGTCATGCGAACAGGTCCAGTTGGGCCGGCAGCGCCGGCGGCGGCGTGAGCAGTGCGTGTGCAGCGGTGGCTCCGAGCTGTTCCATGCGGTGCAGGAGACGGCCGGCATAGTTCTCGTTGTTCCTGATGAACCACGACATCTGGGCGGCCCTGAACCTGTCCCCGGCGTGGCCACGCAGTAACAAGGCATCTCGCTCTTTGCGCAGCTCCCGAATGTGATGGACGATTTGGGAGTAGGCACCGGGCAGGCGCCGGCGGTCGTACTCGTCCTCATCGGCGTCAGGCACGTATGCCGCGTCCAGGGCGATCATCGGAACATCTCCAGCTGCTGCGGGACAATCGGGCGACAGATTGCGTAGGGGCTGGGCTCTCGTTCGTTGAGCAGGTCACGGGGGATATCGAAGTGGTAGCCCCGGCCGTTCATGTCGGTGATGCAGACCAACGGGAAGTAGCAGACCGCGATGGCCCCGGAGCAGAACAGGTAGTAACCGCGACCACACGGCGCGCGGCCGCTCTCGGTGCTGCTGACCAGCATGTCGCGCGTCCATCCGGCGGCAATGCGTACCGCCACCGCGTCCGATGCGATCGACCACGCTTCGTCCCGGTCCATGATTCGCGGGGACACCATACCCATGGTCCGAAGCGCGGCGTTAATGTCGCCGGCAGCGAGTGCCTGAAGCGCCTGGCCTCGGGCTTCCCACAGACGAGCGTCCTGGGGAGCGATTGAGTCGAGCTCGACACCGGACATGCTGGCGAGCTGCCTGCCGACCTCGCGGTGGTCCATTGAAGCGGTGAGCAGCTGGTCAGCCATGGTGCTGTTCCTTGTGCTGGTGCCACTTGATTGAATGGATGCGTCGCTCTGCCTTGTGGCTGAATCGGCGAGGGCGGGCTGCGGTGTGCAGCCAGGGGAATCGGGCCTGTACGCGGCGCATCAACCGATGGCTGCTGGCGTGCCGGAGGTGGCCGGCAAAGCTGGCGATACGTGTGGTCAGATCGCGGAAGTCAGCCGGTGTACCGCGTAGCTGGTCGCCGCGGACGTGCTGCCCTTCCCACTCGGCGAGTGCTGTGTGGAGGTGGCCAACGACGCGGCGGCGGGCCAGCATGTGTGTCGGGTAGATCACGTAGCCGAGGAAGTCCAGGCCGTCAGTCAGACGGCAGAGCTTCTGCTCGGCCTTGAGCCGTAGGCCCAGCTGGTCCTGCAGGAACGCCTCGATCTGATCGCGCCAGGTGGCCAGCTGCTCGCGGTCGTGGTGGAACAGCACGAAGTCATCGACGTAGCGCAGGTAGCGCTTGGCCTTCAGGACGTGCTTAGCGAACTGGTCCAGGGCGTCCAGGTAGACGTTGGCGAAGAACTGGCTGGACAGGTTGCCGATGGGCAACCCCCGACCCGACGGCGCGTTCGCCAGTCGCTTGTGCGGCGGCACTTGGGCCTGCTCGGCGGCAGTGGCCCGGTACTGGACGCCGGCATGCAGCGGCGAGCGGCGCAGCAGTGCATGGGTGGCCTGCTGGACGACCAGCGGTGCGCCGCGTCGCCGCAGCCGGGTACGCAGCATTCGCCACAGAGTGGGCCGGTGGATGCTGTTGAAGAAGTTAGCCACGTCCAGCTGCAGATACCAGCCGCCACCTTGGCCGCTGTGCACCTGGCGCACGAACTGCTGCGCCCTGCGCACGGCCGCATGGCTGCCACGTCCCTTGCGGTTGGCGTAGCTGTCGTGGATGAACGTCGGCTCCCACAGCGCTTCCAGCTGCGGAACCAGCCAGTGGTGCACCACGCGGTCGGCGAAGTCCGGCGCGTGGATCTCGCGCGCCTTGGGCCGGGTAGCCACGAAGCACGTGGACGGACGGGGTGCCCAGCTGCCGGTCAGCAGCTCGCGCTGCAGCTGCAGCAGGCCATCGGCCCACCGGTGGTCGAAGCGCAGCTGGTTGAAACTCGGAACCTTGTGGCGGCGCGCACGCCGCCATGCCTGGTACAACTCCTGCAGGCCTACCTCTCCCTGAAACTCACCGGCACGACGCACGGCCAACGCGAACCCGTTGTTGTTGCGGTGGTTGTTGTTGACGTTGCCGTTGTTGAAATTGACGTTCCACGCGGACGCCGAGGACCAGGCGGCCGCCTCCCCATACACTTGCGACCAGGCCGCGCAGCCCGGGTGCGGATAGCGCGGCTTCGTCATGAGTTGGCCCCCACAAGGGCGGTACGGGTACTCAGTTTCTTGCCACGCTGCGCGACGCCTTCGGCTTGCGCATTCTGGGCATGGGAGACGCTGACCAGGTGGCGGCGCCAGCCGCCAGCCTGGGAGCCCAGCTGTTCTGCCAGGCGGATAAGCATTTCGAACTGGCGGAAGCTGGCGAAGGCGCCAACCCCCTTGCCAATCTGCAGGAGCTGCTTGAGGGCATCGATATCCCGCACCAGCACCGCCACCCACCGCGCCTGCTCAGCGCGTTCGCGCCAAGCGTTGTTTGCGTTGATGAACACCTGCTGGGCACGCATGCGGAGGTCGCTGCCGATCTGGTAGCGGTGGTAGCGGTCGAACCGGCGCACGGCGTTTTCGATCTCGACCGCCATGCGTTCGGCGGCCTTGATGATGGGCGGGGGCTGGAAGCGGGAAGTCATCGGGAAAGCCTCAGCAGAAAATCAAATCACTGACCGGCACGACGCACGGCCAACGCGAACCCGCTGCCGCTGCGGGGGAGGCCGCTGACGAGGCCGAGGTCGAAATGGACGCTCCACGCGGACGCCGAGGACCAGGCGGCCGGGGTCTTCGACCAGTACCAGTCGTTCTGGATGCCCTTGAAGAAGTCGGTGTTGATGGCCGGCGAGTAGCGGCTGCGGTCGATCAGCAGCTGCAGTTCCTCGATGGTCGGCAGATCCCAGTCGGTGTGGCCGAGCAGGTCCAGGGTCTTGGCAGCGGCTTCGCAGGCGTCGTGCGGAACGTCGCTGTCCACGATGTTGGTGGCGGTGAAGGTCAGGCCGTAGTCGGGCAGGAACACGGCGACGTGGTCGTTGGAGTCGTCCGGCAGCTGGTTGCGGTCGGCGCCGATCTTCTTGAGGGTGATGGGGTTCATGGTTGCTCCAGGTGGGTGATCAAAAGGGCCAACTACTGACCGGCACGACGCACGGCCAACGCGAACCCGTTGCCGTAGCGGCGGTAGTTGAGGTAGACGCCCCACGCGGACGCCGAGGACCAGGCGGCCGCGGTGTTGGTCCAGTGCCAGCGGGACAGGACGCCGGGGAACAGCGAGGTATCGATGGCCGGTTCGTGGCGGGTGTCATCGACCAGGGCGGCAAGTTCGGTGCGGGTCGGCAGGCGCCAGTCGTCGTGGCCCAACAGGCGCAGCTCGCTGCAGGCCTTCGCGCAGTCGGCCTGGCTCATCGGGTCGCTGTCGGCGTCGCCGATGGACTTCACGGCCCACATCAAGCCGGTGCTGTGGTCGATCACCGCGACGTGGTCGGTGCGCGGATCGTTGCCAGCGGCGCTGGTGCCATCGGCGAACAGCTTCGTGTAGCCAGTGGCGTACTGATGGATGGACTGATCGTCATCAAGCTCGATCAGATGACCTGGGCGAAGGGTTTCGGTGGAGATGAATATCTCTGCTTCACCCTTGGTACGGATAGTGATGGCGTTCAACGTGCGTTCCTCGCGCTGCTGTGGGTGACCGCCTTCAGGCGGTTCGGGGTTGGAGTGCAGAGGGCTGCCAGTGCTTCCAGGCGTTCGGCCTCGGCGGTGTAGTGGGCGGCCCGCTCCTGGCGGACCTCGTGGGAGAACTGCACGTCAGTCAGGGCATGCTCGGCTGCGTCACGGTTGGCCTTTGCGAGGCGAGCCGGATCGTGATCGAAAATGTCGAGCTGGTTGCGCATGACTTCTCCGTTGATGGGTTGCCGGCGAGTGGAAGTCCGGCCGGCGCGGAGCCCGGTTGCTCGGGCGGGCGGTTGCTCAGTTGGTGTCGTCGGCCTGCAGCGGCGCGCGCTGTCGTTCGGCCGCGCGCTGTCGCATTTCCTCGCGGAAGGCGGGCCAGTTGCGGCGCAGGTCGCGCACGCCGCTCCAGGCGAAGAAAACAGCGCCTGCGCCGAAGGGCAGGAGGAACGACGCGGCGTCGGTGTAGATGGCGCGCGCGAGCAGCGCCAGCAGCAGTGCGACGATGACGGCGCAGTAGAAGGGCAGGGCCAGGTGGCGCATCACTCGACCCCGCACAGGTGGCCCGGGGTGGCGTCAGCCAACCACGCGCGCATGGTGGTCATTACGCCGGTCGGCTGCTCGTCCTCGTCGGTCTCCGGAACCGGCTTGTCCAATTCGGCGTCGGTGACCAGGTAGGGGTAGCCGTCTTCGCAGGGCTCGCCCAAGTCGAACTCATGCAGGCGCGCAGCTTCTTCGGCGGTCGCGGCGGCGTAGATCGTCGGCATGTCATCGACGTAGAAGGCTTTCAGCTGGGTCATGGTGATTGCTCCTGGCGGGGTGATGGGCGGGATGCCGACGGCCATGGCGGCGAAGAAGTCGGGGTCGGTCACGGCAAGTCGTCTCCCTGGTACAGGCCGAACCCGCTGACGCATGCACCCTGGCAATCTCCGCTCACCGCATCGCCACGCAGGGCGTTGATAGCCGCCATCTGATCCGCAACCGCCGCCCGCACCTGCGGGGCTGAATCGCCTTCCATGCCTGGGATCGCCAGAAGCTGGCGAGCCAGCCAGATGGCGCGGAAATGGCTCGGGATCGCGCGCTGGATAGATGCGCCGCTTGGGAGGTGGGTGATGCCCCAGTCGCCGTAGTCCGCCTCGCCTTGCCCTGCCAGCACCAGCGATTCGTCATCGCTGATTGCGTGGTGGCAGAACAGGGGACCGATGCGAAAACCGGTGAACGGACGGGCCTCATTCGGGTTGTGTCGCTGGGCGTCATCGCCGCAGGGCAGGACGATGGTTTGCACGGTGGTGGTCATGCGACACCGCCATTGGCGTGCTCAGCCAGGAAGGCCTGCAGCTTCGGCGCCAGTTGGGTGGGCAGATCGATGCAGGCCGAACTGTTCCGAGGTGAGATATTCCAAGGGAGCACGGCGGGATAATTGATGGCGGACTACCCGGGATGTGGCGGGACTACCTCGTGCAGATCCGACAGCATTGCGTCAGCGGCAATCCCTGCCAGGGCGCGCCGAATGTTGCGCGGGCGCAACATTTGAGCCAGCCTCACCTCCACCCCAAGTGTTTCGCATGCGACACATTTCGGACTCAAAGTCCGTTTTGACGTAGCGGAGTGACTGTGCCGCTGGCCCGACCCGGACTCTGGCCGCCCCGCCCGCTACGCACCCAAAAGCGACACCGTGTCGCTTTTCGAACCTTCGCATCCATTGATGCCGGCCCCAAATGTTGCGACGTCGCGACATTTGAGACCGCTTGAGTGTTCCCGGTTCGTTTGGCCAGAGCCGACCAAATGCGTCGAAATCGACGCATTTGGAGCCTTCGTCGCCTTGCCTCAATCACGCGCCAAATGCCGCGATTTCGCGGCATTTGGCGCGTCACAGGAGCGCTCAAATGTTTCGACGTCGAAACATTTTGGTTGAGGGTGAGCCTGGCTGAAATGTCGCGCATGCGCGACATTTGGCCCGCCGCCAAGAACAGTCAAATCGTGCGACATCGCACGATTTGACCTGGCCCGAAAAAGTGACAACGTGTCACTTTTCCCCTTGCCTACCCACGGTCTCAGCTCCCAAATCATGCGAATTCGCATGATTTTCCTCTCCTGGCCGTAGGGGCAAAACGCTCAGCGCCGAGCGTTTTGAGCGAAACCTCATTTCTAGAAACTGGTTTCGGAGACTTGCTCTGACGTCGTCGGGATACTCCCATCGCCCGGACAGCTGTCCGGGTGAATCGCCTGGTCATGCGCTATTCGGTGGAACGATATCGCTTCCCCGAGCGTTCAACCGGCGACTGTCATGAACACCGTCTGGAGCAAAGCGTGTCGGCCAACAAAACCTTTTTCGAAGAGGTCACGGACGTTATCTGTCTGATCCTCAGTAGTGCGGACGTCCCGCACGCCGACACCCTCGCGGTATCCAGGCAATTGTGCCGCCGAATCAAGGCCCAGTTCGGAGGCAGCACGATCTACCTGCCGACGAACCGGTCAAAGGCAGGAGGGCACGCAAGCAAATTGGGCATGGAGCTCCTCGACTTGGTTGAGGATGAGGTCTGCCATCAACTTCGCCAGGCAGGCTTGCTGGATGAACTGGAGCGGGCCGTTGCGGCAGATGACATTCGCCAGGAACTACTGACTCGATGCCGCTCTCTCTGCATCTACGTGCCGAGCGGCCAGAGCGATGCTGCATTGGCACGGGCGCTACAGGCCCATTCTCATCTCCAGAACAACAAGAGCCGCAGTGAAATAGCGACCATGCTGAATGTATCGACCCAAGCGGTCTGCAAGATGATCCGGCGCGCAGAGAGACACCTCCAAACGACGAAAAAGCTAAAGGGCGGTGAGCATCCAAAGGAAAGCCAGGCATGACGCCACTTGGCGCCGACTGGACAAGAGCCGAAATGTTTCGCATGCGAAACATTTGCCTCCCGCCATAGAGGGCAAAGCGCCGTTAACACGCCTTCCATACCACGCGTACCCGGACCTGGGTCCGCAAGAGACAGCTGTCCACTTTTGATTCAATCCCTTCACAAATTGAGAGGTGCAAAATGGCGACACGGATCGGAAATACTGCGAAAAACCCCGGCGGCGGCACCTCACAAGGGGGGGCAGATTCCAGTGCAGAAGCGGGCAACGAAGAGCTGGAAATCCTGATGGGCGAAGGCCAAGTAAAGGTGGCTGATCGGCAGCTCTCAGTGCGTGAGTACACATTCGCCGAGGGGCTGTTCATCCAGGCTACCGCTCGAGGCTTCATGGAAGACCTCTACGGGGTCTTCAAGCCAGGCAGCACCGTCCCCAGCTTCGAGCAGGTCAGCGAAGTCTGCGCTCGCAACGCTGATGTGATTTTGGACCTGATGTCCAAGTCCGCAAACGTCGAGCGCAGCTGGGTTGAGTCGTTGAGCGAAGCTGAGGGTGAGCTGCTGATGCTTGCCTGGTGGAGGGTGAATTCGGGTTTTTTTATCCGACGGGTTCTCCGGCGCGCAATCGCAGAGGCCCCCCAAAGCAGCCCGTGAGCTGGGCCAAGGTCTTCAGTGCCTTGGCGAGTGCAGGGTACGGATCATGCGAGCAGCTCAAGGCGATGACAGGACGACAGTTGCAGCTTCTGTATCGCGAATCTCAGTTGCAGCGCCGCCGCTTTCGCGCTGAGCGCATCAACGACATAAATGCCGCGACGAACGGCGCACCCAAAGAAACCGCAGCGTTACTACGGCAACTGCTGTCAGAGGAATAATCATGGCAAGTAAGCGCAGCCTGGAACTGGCGATGCGTATCGCGGTGGACATTGAGCAGGCGCAAAAGGCGCTGCCGGTGTTGCAGCGTGGCTTGAGCTCGATCAAGGAATCTGGCGCCGCTGCGGGCGCCGGACTTGACACGCTGGCGCAGAAGTCCAGTAAGGCCGCGCAGTCCATTGATCGTGCCAGTAGGAGCAGTTCAGACTCAGCAGGGCGCATTGAAGAGGCCGGAGCAAGTGCTGCCAAAGGCGCGGCGGGCATGGAAGCGGCGGGTAGCTCCGCCAAATCGATGTCGGCAGACGTTGCTGCTGCGGCCGATCGCGTAAGGTCATCCGGCAGCGCCGTTCAAAAGACGGTGGCTGATGAAATCCGGATGATTGGAGAGCTCGATGCGCGTCTAGAACGCGGCGCGGCCAGCATGGCCGACCTGGCCGAAACTGAGACGCTGCTCGATAGGGCCATGTCCAGAGGGTTGCTCAGCACCGAGGACTACAACAACGCAATCAAAGCCCTGGATAAGCAGGGTGGCGCGCTGGTGCGCACTGAGCGCCAGCGTGAACAGTCTGTCGAGGGCGCTATCGGACGTTACGACCGAGCCTCGGCGAAGCTCCAGAAGCTGGAGCAGGACGAGCGTGCGCTCAAGACGGCTGTAGATTCAGGTCGGATCAGTCGCGACCAGTACAACCGCTCGATGGCGGACCTGGCAGCGCAACGAAATGCCGTCAAGAACGCTGACGCGATCTCGCGTGCGATGGGTGCTGGCGCAGTGTCTGCGGGCCAGTATCAGGCGGCGATGCGGCAGCTGCCCGCCCAAATCACCGACATTACGACCAGTCTCGCAACCGGCATGCCCATCTGGATGGTTGCTGTGCAGCAAGGCGGCCAGATCAAGGACTCATTTGGCGGCATTGGACCTGCTGCCAGGGCAGTGGCGGCAGCGATCAACCCGATGGTACTCGCCGTCGGCGGCACTGCTGCGGTTCTGGGTTCAATGGCATACATGGCCCACCGTGGCTACACGGAATTGCTATCCCTGGAGTCGGCGATCATTGCCAATGGCGGCAGCTCCGGCCGGACGGCGGGCCAGCTCAGCCAGTTGGCCGGTGAAATTGGTGGACTGGTCAAGGACTACGATCTTGCACGGGCCTCGGTTGAGCAGCTCACCCGCAGCGGCCAACTGTCGGGAAAGGCGCTTGACGATGCAAGCCGCGCGTCGGCCGCACTGGCAAAACTGACTGGAGATTCCATTGAATCGACCACGTCCAAGATTTCCGAGCTGGCCAAGTCGCCTACCGACACGCTGCGCAAGCTCAATGATCAATACGGCTTTCTGACGGTAGAGGTCTATGAGCATGTACGCGCCCTGGAAGAACAGGGGAACGAGACCGATGCCGTTCGGGTTGCGGTCGAGTACATGGCCGACGTCTATACCGACCGCCTCAAGCGGGTTCAGGATGCCACTCGCGGCCTGACAGGCTTCGTGGGGGAGCTGCGCCAGGAGTGGCAAGCCTTCACCTCCGAACTCAAGAGCATCTCCAACCCAACCCTTGAAATTGAGATTGCCAAAGTGCAGCAGCAACTGGCTGCGCTTCGAAGTGGAGCCTTCGTTGCCCCTCGCTATCTGAGCGATCAGAACAGGGCCAACGACATTGCCGAACTGGAGCGACGGCTGGCACTGCTGAAATCGCAGAAGCAAGACCAGGATGAACTTGCGTCGGGCGAGGCTTTCGTCACGGAGCTGCGTCGCAAGGGTGTTGCCGTGGCTGATGATCTTGCTCGCTCGCTGGATAGCGGGGCCAGCAAGGCCGAAAAGCTCAAGAAGGCCACGGAAGAAGTCGCCAACCAGTTCCGCACGCTACGTGCTATCGCCCCTGAGAGCGCCCTGCTCAAGGGGGTGGTGTTTGGCGAGGATGGCAGTGTCGGTGGTGGAGCCTATGATCGGCGGGTCAAGCAGCTTCAAAGCCAGTATCGAGAAACCTCGCCCAAGGCACCCAAAACCGACGCGCAGAAGGATGAGGCCGCTGCACAGCGCGAACTGGAGCGGCTGAAGCAACAAATCCAGTTGGTCGGAACGCTGGATGAGATGCACAAGAGGGCAACGGAAACTGCCCGCATCGAGGCCGCCATCGCCGAGGGTCAGTTCCAGAACGCCACCGCCCGCACCAAGCAGGAGTTGCTGGACAAGGCCAAGGAAAAAGACTTGGCCGATCAGCGCCTGGAGGCAGAGCGGCAAATGCTCGGGGTCCGCGACCGTATTGCTCAACTCCAGGGGAGCGGCCCGGACGCAGAGCTGGCCAAGACCCGACGCGAGCTCAATCTGCTGAAGCAAGAGCTTGAGGGCTTGGGTGAAACCGCCAAGGCCGCTGATGTGGCAAAGCTGCTCAACCTCAGCGAGGCAAGCGCCCGCTTCAAGACGCTACAGGACACCTATAACCAGACGATGGGGTCCATCGCGCTGGAGCAACAGCGCATCCAGGTGGAGCTCCAGGCAGGTCTCATTACCGAGGCGCAGGCCCAGCAGAGTGTTGTCTCCATCTACCAGAAGAAGCTGGGTGCGATCAGGGAGATTCTCCCGGAGATGCGAGCCATTGCCCTGACGCTGAAGGATCCGGCGGTCGCGGCGGCGGTAGACCAGATAGAGGTAAAGCTCCAGGAGATGGCGCAAACGACCAGTCTGCTCCAGCAGTCCATACGCAACACCCTTGAAGGGTCGTTCAAGAATCTGTTCATGTCACTGGTTACACAAACCGACTCGCTCAGCGACTCGATTGCCAACTTCTTCTCCAGCCTGGCTCAAGGTATTGCCGAGTTTGCCGCAGCGCAGCTGGCTCAGGCCGCCGCAATGCGCTTGATGAGCCTCTTTCCAGGATCAGGCAATGGTGGTGGCGGTGACGGTGCCCAGCAGATGGCCAAAGCCGCAACCGTCGCAGCGGCCGCAGGCGCGGCCATTGGCCTTGGAGCCACGAAGCTGGAGACCTCGGCAACAACACTCAGCTCTTCCGGACTTGGCCTGGTGATTGGCGCACAGGCGGTCAGCAAGGCGGCCAGTCAGATGCAGGCCGCTGCGGCCGCTATGGCGGTGTCCAGTGCGGCAAGCTTTGCAACCGGTGGTTGGACGGGGCCTGGCAGCAAATACCAGCCTGCCGGCATCGTGCATGCCGATGAGTTCGTTTTGCGCCAGGAAGTGACCCGGCAGTCCGGCGCAAAGACATTCCTCTCGGCCTTCAATCGCGTCGGTATGGCTGCCATTCGGGGATGGCGTGACGGCTATGCAGATGGCGGGCCGGTCAGCCTGGGACAGCCCATGTCGGTGTCTCAGCCGATGGTGCGGATGGCGGCCGCTGCCACTCCGCCCAGCCAGGCACCAAGTATTGGGCTGCGCATGGTGAACGTGGTGGAACCCAGTTTGCTGGAGAACTACCTGGACGATCCCGGTAGTGACCATGTGTTTGTAAACAAGATCAGCCGCAATTCGGCATCGATCCGTCAGGTTTTGGGAGGCTGACGTGGCAAATAGTGATTCGAAGACGCATATCCACCACAAGATAGGTGGCGTCACGCTTCCAGACAGGTGTCAGACACCTGCGACTGCCGTCGGTGCTGTCGGTGGGCGAAGCCAGGGTCGGGGTGGAGCCGTGGGAGGTCTCGTTGCCTCGCCGCGCGAGGGTTCCGGAGCGCTTGAGAGCTTGGGGGGGGCGGTTGAGCTGGCGCTGCGTAGCTTGCGTGCCGAGGTACATATCCCCACGGTTGTACAGGCAGTGGTCCAGCGCATCGCCCGTGAGTACGGCGGGGTCAACCTGTGCTTTCCAGTTTCCGCCGAGAGCGCCGGACGACGTTGCGACACAAAGGTACGCCGCGACGGGTTCATGCAGTGCCTGAAAGAGGAGGTCATCGCTCAGTTGGCGAAGCTGGGCTGTGACCAGGCACGTCGGGAATCTGCAGGGGGAGCTGCGGTGGCAGCAGTGTCCACGACATTCTCTGGCGGCTCGGTCTATATCCCTTCGATGGCAGCTGCCCGCCAGGCCGAGCAGCACGTGGCAATTGTTGCTCGCTACCGCGCAGGCGAAAGAACCCATGACATCGCCGCCACCTTTGGCATCTCCGAGCGCTCTGTTCGTCGCATCTTGCAGCGAACGCGCGAACGGAACAGGCGCAGTGCAAACAGCCGAGCAGGCACTGATTAAAGCCGTGCATTCCAATCAGCACCGTTGATCAGTCAGCGGCCATCAACCTATTGCGTGGCAGGACTTCCACTATGGCACTACGTGCATTTCAGATATTTCGGGCGGGCACATGGAACTCTCAGTCCGGTCCCATCACCGTCGACAAACGGGCGGTCAGCGCCGTTGCGATCAACTACAGCCAGGCACTGAAGTCTGCGCCCTTGGTGATCGGACACCCTGACGATGAATCGAACACCTTTGGCCAGGTGCGCGGCCTGGCCGATATGGATGGCGAGCTGTACGCCTTCGCCGATGTGGCTGATGGCCTGATCAGTTCGGTGCGGAGCGGCAATTACAAGAACGTTTCAGCCTCGATCTACTTTCCCAACACGCCAGGCAATCCCATGCCGGGTAGCTACTACCTGCGTCACGTGGGCTTTCTGGGCGCTCAGGCTCCGGCTGTGAAGGGAATGCAGCCTTTGAGCTTTGCAGAGCCAGCACATGGCGGCACTCCCGCTGCGGCGAACTTCTCCATACCCGTTGGAGCTCAGGTTGATCGCACGCAGATGCAACTGTACGAACTCGCGCGTGACGTGCAGCACGCCAATCCGTCTATCGGCTTTATCCAAGCCGCGATCATGGCCCAAAGGGCCATCCAACGATAAGAGGTCACCATGAGCAGCATCACGGAAATCCAGTCCAGCATCGAAAGCCTGGGCGCGATCAAAGAGAAGATCAACACCGCCGTTGCCGAGCGTTACCAGCGACTGGAAGTCCTGGCGGCAGAGCGCAGCAAGATCACCTCACAGCCAATTTCACGCACGGACTACATCGCGCTCATGTGGCGCATGTTGGATTTGAAGGCTGACCACTATCGTGCGCGGCTGACACAAAATCTCAGAAACAGTATCTTCGGGAGCCATGACCGCGCCGATAAGAAGCCCACGGTTGAGACGGCGATGAGCGTCAACGCGATGAAAGCCGACGACATGCTGGGCACGCTGCCGGGCGGACTACGTGGAGCCGTCTACGGCGGGGACTTTGACCCGGACCCGGTGAGCCAGCTTGCCGCAACCTACTTCCTCTTGGATGAAATGAAGCTGGCTACGGCTGACGCCCTGGATGGCATCGCCAATTGGCCGAAGGCTCTTCCGTTGAAAGAGTCCCTGGCGAAGATCGGTGACATTGACCGGGAGATGCTGACCATCGAATCCGAGCTGGAGTTGCTGAAGAAGGATGCGCACCGCATCGGCCTGGCACTACCGCCCAAGCCGGTGAAGGTCGAACCGATTCAGCCGGGCAGTTGGGAGTGGCTGAATAAGATGACTGAAGACATGGCTCGCCGTCGGCGGCAGGAAGAGATTGATGATCCGCTCCGCGCCAGGGCAATCGTCGTGCGGGATGGCGTCCGGGGCTGGATGCGCATGAACCTGGAGACCGGCCTGGAGGAATTCGTTCCCGAGCGCTGAGCCAGGCGCTGACGGACAAGCGGTGCGTGTCCGTGGGCTGCGGCCCAAACAACGACCGCAGGGTGGGCCGCTCTTTCGGCCGTTGGCCGTTCGCCAAGTTCTCCGATGGCGGAGTCACGGGGCGGTGACCACCCATCCACAAAGATGTTGCATGTGGGGTCGCGGGGGTGTAGTGTTTCCCACGTCGCCCCACATGTGGCGGCCGGGATTGGCGTCCCGAGTACCTGAGGCGCAGCAAGCGCCCATCGCCCGATGAAGGCGCTTTTTTGTTGTCCCGCATCGGGCGGGGGCAGGTCCACCGATTCTGCGGTGGGCGGTGCGCGGGGGCCGCAAGGCCCACCGGTCCTCAGGCCGGCACGCCAACCGCGTACCGTCCGCCACCCAATTGGCGTTGGGCTGGCGGTCACTCATCAAAAGACCTGAGGACCCGACATGAACACGATTATCGCAAGCTCGCCGCAGTCCAACTCGCTCAAGCGGGCAGCATCCCAAGCCCATGATGACCTGGGCACCGTCTCTTCTGCCTTGAACGGTCTGCGCGACGCGCTTGAGGTCCGGGGCGGCCATGACGCCATCAACCGCGACAACCTTGCCATGCTCTTCTACGCCATCGAGCCTCGTAACTTCCCCGAGGGTGTGGGCGAAGAAGGTGTTGCCGAGGCGCGGGCCGCGATCATTGACCTGATCTCCCCCGAGTCCAACCTGAACGGCATTTCGCGCGCCCGCGTGTGGTCGCTGGTCTCCCTGCTGGCCAAGTTGCAGGAGGCGGCCGTCAACCGGCTCGGGGAGATTGTGCACAGCCAGTCGGTTGCCGAGGCCTAAGCCCGGCCTCCGGCACAGGACTCCACGAAAGACGCCCCGGCCCTCCGGGGCGTTTCTGTATCTGCAAATTCGTTGCACTCTCCGTAAACTGCGGCAGCACCCATTTATCGCGCGTTCCCTGCCTCATTTATCGCGCGCCGCTACAGCAGCTGATCGCGGGGAAAGCGATCGATGTCACGCCCAGCGATTCGGCCAGCTGCAGGGACTTCCAGTAGCAGTTGGCCAGCAGCGCCGGTTCATCGCGTTGACCGTCGTGCCAGACCGGGCCGACCGTATGCAGCACATGCCGCGCCGGTAACGCATGGGCGTCGGTGGCACGCACTTCGCCGGTCGGGCAGCGCACACCGGGGCGCAGTTCCGGCAGCTGCTCGCATTCGGCCAGCAGCGCTGGGCCTGCGGCGCGATGGATCGCACCGTCGACACCGCCACCACCGAGCAGTGTTTCATTGGCCGCGTTGACGATCGCATCCACCGCCAGGGTCGTGATGTCGCCCTGCCAAACTTCGATCTTCAT